CCCAACCATAATTAGGGGTAGTAGTTGCCATTGTTCTAGTTTATCCTTTTCTTAAATAACGTCAAGCCAACGAGTAGCATTATCTAGGTTTTGCCATTGAATTAAAGCGTTGTAGTCTTCCCATTGTACATCAAGTGTTGAGTAGATTGAGTTAGAAACAGACATACTTAGTTCAAGGTTATTACGTCCTAGTGTCCAAGTCCAGCCTTCACAAAAGCCTTCAAAATATCCTTCAGGTATAAGCCCTACTGGGATATTGTCCAAGTATAAAAGGGTATCCATTGAAACACCTAGCAAATTATCTCTTACAGTATTTGTCATATCTGAGTGGGCAAGATTGACAGTAACTTCTTCAAGTGACGCTTTAGGTGTTCCTCTGTAATTAACAAAATTTGTAGCTTGTTCTGTGGCGTCAGCTGTTTCAGCAAGTATTGTTGATCTAACTTCTTGAAGCAAACCATAATTGTTTATTGAGGTGTCATTTTGTGCTTCTACTTCTAAAACTGGGTCATCATATTGGATAACAACACTATTAACAATGTCTGCTGTTTGTAATCTTGTTTGTATGTCAGCGTTTACAAGATTAGCGTCAAGTTCGATAAGATTAGCTGTATAATTTTCGCTTCTTCGCTCTGCGTCTGCGTAACCAATTTTGAAATCAGTTGTGTCATATAAATATCCTAGCCCTGATTGTTGGGTAACGTCTGTTAAATTGTAAGCCTGTTCTACTTGTGCAGGTCTTGCAAGCACTTCGTAACGCCCTGCGTCAATTGTGTCTATGCCTTGCACACCATAGTTAGCCCAAGTCTCGGTTGTAAAATCATTCCAAGTAAACGTGTTACTTAAATCTTCCCAAGCTGTATAAAGTGTTTCTTCCAAAATACGTGTGATACGTGCGCCGTCTAATTCTTCTGGGTAAGCAACAGAACCAGCGTAACGTTTGACAAGAAGACCAAGAGCACCAACGGCTTGAATTTGTAAAGTGTTGGGTTTACCACCTAAACCAGCACCTGCAAATCTATTGTGAACACTTGAAACTTCACCTGTAAACAATTTGACATAAGCACCTGTTGAGTCTGTGACTTCAATAAGTATTGTGTCTAATAATTCAATTGTTGGGCTTGTTCCGTCAAGGTTTAATAATTCTAAGTTGCAATAACTTGGTTGTGTTGCTTCAAAAAAATCGTTGCGACCATAAGTGATTGTTGCGTCTTCTAAGGTTGTAGAGGTTTGGACAGTTCCAGCAATAGTAACCCTGTAAGTTGGTGTATATACAGTCATTGGTTATCTAAACCCAAAGTTGAATGGCTTTATTCCTGTCGTTTTTAAGGCTGTGTTTTGGACTTTAGTTATTGTTCTAGCTGTGCCTTGTGGATCTACTGCGCCTTTAATGTTAAAGTTATTTACTACTGTTGGTTTTTGTGTGTTGATTCCAACTAAACCTTTTGCTTTACTAGAAGCTGGTGCGTCTGGTGCAAATTGTCCTGTAGCATTAACAAATTGTCCTACAAGTGATTCATCAAAGGCTTGCTTAAAGTCTCTAAATTTTTGAATAGCCGAATCAATTCTTGTAAACAATCTATCTAAGCCCTCGGTCATATCTGTTAATAAGTTAATAAATCTTACAAAACCTGATTCTTCACCTGTTGAATCATCAAACGTTCCTGCTAATGAGCCAAGACCTGAACCAAGGTCACGTAAGGCTTTTCCTAAATTATAACCTGCTTCTTCGCCCTCGTTAGTTGCTTCTGCAAACATTCCAAGAGACGGAACAACAGATTTCTTTTTACCTGTTAAGCCGTCAATAAGTCCTTGTAGTGCTGGTGCAAGTACATCTGTTGCAAACTTTGCAAAGCGTTCAAGTAATGGTAAAAGTGCTTGACCTAGACTTTCTTTGGCTTCATCTATTGCAACTTTGAATCTTGCAAGACGACCAGCAAAAGTATTAGCAGCTGCGTCAGCTTGTCCTTCAAAAGTTTCGGATAATGCAATAACGGCTTTATCAAAATCTTTAGTTTTTACAATGTTTTCATCAAGAGGTACACCAATACGTTTTAATGCGCCTAGGTTGCCGTCATAGGCTTTACCAAGGGCTTCTGAAACTGTTGCTAAGTCTTTACCTGTACCTGCAGCTATATCTAGGGCTAATGATTGTAATTTTTGTGCTTTGGTTACGTCTTGTGTTGATCTAACAAGTCTGTCAAGGCTAGGGCGTAATTGGTCGTCGGCTACACCAGTAGCACGTGCTGTTTTGTCAATGTAATCTTCTGTGGCTTTAATTTGAGCGTCTGTAGCCTTAGTTACGTTCTTAAGAGTTTGTGCAAGTGATACTTGGGCTTTCTCATCTTCAATAGCAGCTTTAACAGAATCAACACCAATTTTAATAGCTGCAACACCAGCAGCTGCGCCAAGAGCTGCAAAAGCCAAAGCACCTGCTTTAAGTGCGCCACCAAGTTTACTGCTAAAACTTTTTGTTTCTTTATCGGCTTTATCAAGTCCGTCTATAAATTGTTTTGTGTCAGCAAGTAACGCAAGTTTAAGTGTCCTAATGTCAGCCATTACAAACTAGCCTTCCAAGCGTCTCTAATTTTTTCATAACCTTTGAGCCATTCCTGAGCAATCGTTGGTTGAAATCTTGACATAGCACGATACAACCACCAACCTTCTTTCCCACCTTTACCAGATCTACGGGGGAACTGTTTATATTGTTTAGATCCGAATTCATTACCCATTATCACATACCCTGCACTAAAAGCACTAGAGCCAACTTTACGATTACCACCAATACTAAAACTAGGTGCTTTATCTGATTTAGATATTTTAATTGAATCAGCTACAGCTATGGCTTGTCTCACGTTATAAGGTGCGTTACTAGCTGCGCCTTTGGCATAATTAGCACCACGTTCGGCTAAGTCTTGTGCAATTTTTTTCATATCATTTTTAGCAATATCGTTCATTTTACCAAAGGTGCGAAGTAAAGAACGATAATCTTTATCAACTGGAACAAGACTTATTGCTTTAGCCATTATTGCGCTCGTTCAATATGTCTATAGCTGTAGCCCATATTTCGGGTTCGGCATTGAGCCAATAATCCGGTGTTATCCCAGTTTCTAATGCTAACTCGACTGCTGTTCGCCCAAGACTTCGGGCTTGGTAAAATTTGCTGTCTCAAAATCAGAAGCTGCAATAGAAATGACTTTGGTTTTCCAAACGTCAAAACTTTCAACTTTTTTAGTAACACGTTGTTGGATCTTATGACCAAGGAATAAAAGAAGTTGGTTACTTGGTGTGCTTTCGTCCATAAGAACTCTGACAATAGATTTATTGTTATATAGTTCTTTTTCTGCCATAGCAAGTTCAATGGGTCTTGTCCATTCATCAAACTTTTCACCTGTTTCTAATTCCCAAGATATTTGTAACTTAAGCATTTGTGTGCCCCTGTTCTTTGTTTGTTGTTGTTTTTACGCTGTTAGGTCTTCGGTTGGTATACCTACAACTTGTAGTGATACTGAACAGGTTTGTACGTCTGCACCTGAAGCTGTAATGCTTGGATATTGTGGCAATACATAACCAGTTAATGTTACACCAGTTCTTAATGTCATAATAAAAGCAATTGTAGTATCTGGAGCTGTTTCAGTTCCATTCCATAATACTTGATACAAGCTGTTTGGTGTTGCGCCTGCGTCATTTAAGAATTCAACGTCGAGTGTAACATTTGAGTCTATGTATTTGTATGCTTTGCCTGCAAGAGTGTCAAAAGTTAATCTTTCTGTATCAAAGTTGATAGCAGAAGAAGTAATTTGCTCTGAGTATAAATTTCCATTAACACTTAGAGTTAATTGACGACCACTTAAAATAGTTGTTGCCATTGTTGCCTTTCCTAGCCTGTGTAGGCTGTTTGTAGTTGGATTTCAGCAGATAACATATCTGTGTTATTTGTCTGCCTAATTCTCGGACTAGATACTGACAGTATAATCCAATTTGTCGGTATAAGTGCCAAGATTGTTTCTATATCATCTTCCAAGTTTGTTAATGCGCTTGGGTTTGAATACGTGGTGCTAACAATTTCAAGTGTTAGGCGTACGTACCAATTCTTAGTGTTACCAATAACGATTGGTTCAAGGTATGGGTCGCCAGCCAAAATAAGGGCACAAGGCGGGATAATAATTTCTGGCACGTGATCATAAGCAGAATATTTTGTGT